CATAATGATTCATATAAAAATTGATGCCCTATAGGCGCAATTGCAAAACTAACTTGCTAAATCATTATATTACAAAGTATGCTCGCAGTCAAGAAAAAAATACAAATAATTTCTCAAAATGTTTTATAATATCTCAAAGATATGTATTTTGATATCATTTAGCTATTCTTCTACGATATATAATTGTTTTAGGCGTGCATTAATAAGCTTCATCGAGGTGGCGGATAATGAAATATTGTGTAAAACATTACCAGTTTGTTTTGGGTCAATAATTCTCATTTTGCTTATGGATGTTATTTGCTCAATTTTGGCAATGCTGCCGGTTTTCATACCTTCAATCTCATGTCGCATTTTTTCTAATAGAGTTATCTTTTCGTATAAAGCCTCTTGCTTACCAATAATTTTTTCACGTATTTTTAATACTTCAGTTTGAGGTGAGTCGTCCGTATCTTCTGCCAGCTTAATTAGGGACATTAATTCATGTACGTCATTAAGTTCATCAGAAGCGTTTTGTGTTAAGGTAGCTAATTTGTTATTAAGCTGTTTGTATAAATCATTGCCTAGGTCGATATCACGTTCATATATCCTGTTCTTTCTTGAACTTAACGGAACGATAGTAAGCATACCGGAACGGTGTTTGTTCTCTTTGTCAATAACAACAGCGTAATGGATACCGCCTAATTCATTACCAAGATTGTAACCGAAGTTTACTTTAACCACATCCCCACGTTTATATGCTATATTTTTGGCTGGAACAAAGCAACTTTCAAAATGTAAATAATTTGAATAGGCACCAATCCAGGATACGATATTAAACGCTTTTTTGTATTTGTCCTCATCATTTGAATTTATGTATGATTCTAATAAACCATTTAATTTTTTGATACCATCTTTCTTACGTTTAATTGCATCTTCCATTGATATTTTTTTGTCTCCCATGTAGAACTCCTTTCATAAGTATTAGCCTTGTGTCTGTTTTTAGTTACTATATCACCTCATATGAGCGTAAACCTCAATCATATCAGCGGAAGCACAATTATCAAAATCGTGTTCTTCAATATGCTGTAGTGCATGAGCATAGGCTTCTAGATGTGTTTCATGTGAATGGCTTGCATTCAGAACGATAGTGCTTGGTTTGACATTATTTTCCGTATACAGTATAATATTAAAAAAACTGGAGGGTTAATAATGAAAAAAATCAATCAATTTGTTGCATTTGTAATGGTTTTGGCACTAGTACTAATTCCTACTGAAATTTCAGCTCATTCAGGAAGAACAGATGGTGCAGGTGGTCATCATGACTATAACAATGTAAGTGGTTTAGGAAGTTATCATTATCATCACGGATATGGTCCACATTTGCATCCAAATGGTGTATGCCCATATGAAACACCAACTGTAACTGTTAAAAAACGAGTTATAAACAAAACATTGAAAAAGGCTCAAAGGAGATTGAATAAACTCGGTTACAACTGTGGTGCCCCAGATGGTATTATGGGTTCAAAAACTAGAAAAGCAATAAAAAGGTTCCAAAGGAAGAAACATCTAAAAGTAACTGGTAAATTAAACAAAGCTACTAAAAGAAAACTTAAATTACTAAGTTAACCCCTTTTTACCTCCTGTTAAACAGGGGGTGCATTGCTTTTGAAATTTTTGCTACAGTATTCAAAAATAACAGTGAAAGCCCAACTAGTTTTTTTAGTTGGGTTTTGCATTAGGTGGTTCTAATACTTCTGTCTGTTTTCAATTACCTTACCGATTACTTTAACTGGCTTTTCCAATATTTCATCATTCGTAAAATATAACGGCTCGTAAGCTGGATTAGTTGGCATAAGTCGAATTCCATCTTCGTATTTTAATAATCGTTTGATAGTTGCATTATCACCATTGACCATAACAATGGCAATTTCACCACTTTCTACATCGTCTTGTTTCCTGACAATTACAATATCACCTTCGCAAATACGTGGTTCCATTGATGAGCCTTTTACTTGTAGAGCAAAGTATTCACCTTTGGCAGCAGTGGCGGCATCTATTTCTTCGTAATCTATAATATCCTGTATTGCTTCAATTGGAATACCGGCAGGGACGGAACCGAGAACGGGAATGGTTGTTGGTTTTATTTTCGATTCTGATTTGTCCTCTATCAAATCGGAACGGCGTATTCCCAAATATTTAGCTAGAGCGTCTACCTTATCCATTCGGGGGAGTCTTGTTCCGTTGCACCAAGTAGAAACAGCTGACTTATTAAAACCAAGGTCATTGATGAGGTCTACTTGTGTCTTGTTATTTAAACTCATGTATTTTCTTAAATTGGAAGAAAAAATTTTTTTATATAGTTCATCACCCATAGGAAATCACATCCTTTCTTTACAAAGAGAATAACATAAAGTAGATAATAATTCAACATTAAATAAAAAAAGTTTACAAAAAGTATTGACATCTACTTTTAGTAGAGTTATAATTCATGTATCATTTAAGAAAGGAGAGGAAATACAATGAATGAAATAAGAATTTCTTTGGCGGCTGCACGTGTCAATGCTAGAATGACTCAACAGCAGGTTGCGGAGAAAATGGGCGTTTCCAAGCAAACTATAATTAATTGGGAAAAGGGAAAGGTTGTTCCAGGCATTCCAGAAATTTGTATGATGAGTAAATTGTATAATATGCCGGAAGAGTATATTTTTTTACCTTCGTACTCTACAAATAGTAGAACTTGATAAGAAAGGAGACTCCAATGAAAAGAAACCAAGAAGTATCAATCATAATCCAATCACTACTTGAAAATGGACTTCTGCAAGAAAAACAAACAGACAGAGCAATGAGCGTAGTGAAAGAAGCGTTTAAGGAAATTAGACGGGTAAGGTATGAAGAAAGGCAGGAAAAAGGAGGAGACATGCTAGATATTAAAAAATCAAATAGTATTGTGGAAAAACAATTAAGAAAGATTCTTCTTGAAAAGGGAATTAAACAAGTTGTTTTTGCTAATAAATCAGGATTCACAGCGCAAGAATTAAGCGATATGCTAAATGGTCGTCGGCTTATACGAGTAGTTGATATGATAGCAATTCTTAATGCTTTACAAGAGTATCAGGTTGATGCAAATGAATTCTTTGGAATTGAAAACCAAAATCATGGAATTAGTGTTAAAGGGGAAAAAGTTAAAGAAATACAAATTCTTACTGTTTGTAACGAATTAATAGCAAGTATTACAGATGAAAATGTAATAGAAAAGACTGGCTACAAAGTTGTCTGCGTGCCCGATACTGATTAGCCAAGGTTATTATTGCGAGTTTTATCAGGATTAGAAACTGGGGTATCAATACCGTTTATGTTTCGAACATGATAGTTTGGGTAATTTCCCTGTTTGATTTGCTTTACAAATTGCTTACGGTCCATGTCAAGGTTAAAAAAATTATCGTGGAAGTTTTCATTTCTTCCAGTATTTGATTCGTTTGTTACAGTAATGCGTTTTGGCATATGTCACCATCCTTTCCTATACTGGGCACGCAGAAGTTATTTTGATATTAGTAGAATACTATAAAAATAGTGGTCTGTCAATATAAAGTATGAAACGTATGTTCAAATACAATATATAGTGTTGTGTGGCTTATGAATAGTGGTGGCTAAAAATAAAAGGCAGGAAAAGCATAAGGAGCATAGGATGAATTGAGGTGATGAGGTCAATGAAAATAAATAATTATGTGAAAATCCGTGGTACTTATGTGCCTACATCGAGCCTTACGAAAGAGGAGTGGCTGGAGGTATCCGGTACCATATTGGACCGTTTCGCCGGGAAACTGGGATATAAACGGGAGGAAAAAGTGGGCGCTGATTTGGTAGGAAGCTAATCCGGTTCGAGCCCGGCACCGCTACTAAGGAATGTTAGCTCAATGGTCAGAGCACCCGGCTCATAACCGGGCGGTTCAGGGTTCAAGCCCCTGACATTCCACTAATGCGCATTACAAAGATGGAGGTGAGAAAGGTGAAAAAACAAAAGAGTGTTATATGCTTCATTACAATTATCGCCCTAGTTATATGTATTATGACTGCGTGTGCGGTAAGAGATTTACATATACAGGAAACCGTATTGTTTTTGGTTTCTGCTGTATGGGTAGTATTGTTTACGGTTGCTAATTGGAAGAAATTATGGAAGTGAGGAATTTGAGTATGTTTGAAAATCTTTTACAAAAAGTGATAGAACTGAATGAAATGCCGGGAGTGGATGTTTACTTATGTGTCAATGGAGAGACACAGGTAATGGCATTGTCGGTAATGCAAAATAAGACTCTTGTATATCAAAACAGATTCTTTTTTTCGAGACTGGATAACAAGGTAAAGGAAGTAACGGAGCACTTGGAAAAAATGCTGGAGGTAGCAGGATGTGGAAAGAATATTACACCGACGGTGTGACGAAGCGGACGGATTCGCTTTATATATGTTCCTGTTCTTGTGGTAAGTGTTATTGGAGCTGCACTTATCAAAAACAGTGCTCTGAATGTGGACGGGACCTAATATCATGTGAACCGGCAAGTAAAAAAAGAACGGCCAAATAAATGACCGCTCAAAGTTGTACAGATACAACTAAAACACACTATTTAGTATATCATGTATGGCTTTGAAAAGCAAGAAAAACGGACAAGGAAGCCGTTTTTTCTAACTCGATAAGGGTATTATTTCTAGCGTAAAGGAAGATTGTTTATGCCATACATAGAGAAAGTGACAAGAGCAGGACGAACTGTTTTGTACGAGAGGAGTTACTCTTCACATATACATCCACCTGGTGCTACCCGGTCGGAAAAGATGAAGGACACCAAGGAATCACAGAAAAAAATAAATTTAAGAAAAGCCATTACGGAATTAACAATTCTAATGAATGCCAATTTCGTGCCTGGTGATTATCACATAACGCTGACTTATGAAAGAGATAAACGAGCAGAGACGGTGGAAGAGGCGAAGAGGGACAGAAAGATATTTCTTGACCGTTTGCGTCGGCGTATGAAAAAAGAAAAAGAGATATGCAAATACATAGTGGTAACGGAAGTTGGAGTTCGTGGTGCACTGCATCATCATATGGTGATTAATCAGGTGCCGGTAGAGTGGATTCGGCAAGCGTGGAAACATGGACGTATTGATATACGACCATTAGATGATACGGGGCAGTATTCGAAATTGGCAGAGTATTTTGCCAAATATACCATTCGCTTCAGAGAACTTGGAGGGAAAGGTCGAGCCTGGACAAGAAGCAAAAATCTTTTTCGGCCGGAGACAAAAAAGAAAATAGTAAAAAACAGAGGATATTTTCGGGAGGAGCCGGGTACAAGAAAAGGTTATTGGCTAGATAAGCGAACAGTGTGTTCGGGTATATCAGAACTGACCGGCTGGAACTTCCTACGATATATTCTGGTTAAGAATGATGGAAGGAGGGGGTCGCCATCATGAGAGTAGATATTTATATAACATCCCAGTTTACTGGGAGAGTAACGAGAGGACATGGAGTTTATGGAATTGTTCTTGTTACGGAAATAAACGGAAAAAAATATGCGAAAGCTCATATGGCAGGATGGAATGATATTTCATACCAAAAATTGAGTGCAAGGGCAGTAGTGGATGCCATACAGTGTATGAACACGTCCGCACAGGTAGTAATTCATTTGGACAATGCGTATGCCGAACATATGGCAAAAAAAGGAAGTGCTGATGGAAACGCATACAGTGAACTTTGGTCAACATTTTATAAAAAATCAAAAGAGATGGAACAAGTCAAAGTAGAACGGTGTTCAAAACATGAGTATACGGAGTATTTGCATCAGAGAATGAGAGAAAGACAGTATACAGTAATGGAGGACCGATAAGGAGGAATAAAGATGGCAAAGTCAATTATGCAGATGGATTGGGACACATGTTACTTGTGTGGAAGAAATCGGATAGCGGATCCATGTGGTTTGGAAGAACATCATGTGTTTGGTGGAGCAAATCGAAAGTTCTCGGAAAAGTATGGACTTAAAATTCATATTTGTGGAGAGCGTTGCCACAGAAACGGAAAGGATGCCGTTCATAAAAATAAAACGGTTGATATGGCAATCAAGGCAGCAGGGCAAAAGATATTTGAATCGGAATGTGGGTCCCATGATGATTTCATGAGGATTTTCGGAAAAAACTATATATGACACCTCTGGTTTGTTAAATATCACGGACAAGCAAGCCATGTTAAAACCTCCCGGTTATAAGCCGGGAGGATAAAGGAGAGCATGAATGAAAGAAGATATAAAAAGGGCAGTTATTGAGTTATTAAAAGATTTGATTCGATGGATAGGAGATGATTAAGTGAAGACGAATCACAAGGAACGCAAACAAAAAGAAGGAGTGCTTTTTCAACGCGATTTGCAACCACAACGTATGAATTTAACGGAAGGTGATGTGGTGTATGTGTATAAGCCGGCACCTTTGGGAGAAAGAGAAGATGGACGGGAAAAAAGAGTGCCGGTCCGAATCTTAAAGCTATATAGAAATCATGCCCTGTGCAAAGTTGGAAGTGTGCGTGAATCCTTCACGTATGCAGAAATTGCACAAGGAATGTTGGGAAAAAGTAATTAGTGGAAAGGATGAAACTATGCAGAACAGAAAAGAAATTGTAATGATAAACGTAAATAACATTTACCCGCATCCGGATAATCCGAGAAAAGATGTCGGGAATGTAACGGAACTTGCAGAATCAATCAAGAAGCAGGGCGTTATGCAGAATTTGACCGTAATTCCTCTGCCGGCCTTGACAGAAGAACCGGAGGAACAGCCGGACGCTGATACAGAATCTTTGTCCAGTGATTTTCATGTAATAATCGGACATAGGCGATTGGCAGCAGCCAAACTGGCAGGTATTGAGAAGGTTCCTTGTAAGATTGTTAGCAAGATATCCAAAAAAGAGCAGGTTTCTATCATGCTGGAAGAAAATATGCAGCGTGAAGACCTGACGGTGTGGGAGCAGGCACAGGGATTCCAGATGATGCTCGATTTGGGCGAGACAGAAGACACGATTGCGGATAAGACTGGTTTTAGCAAAACGACAATTAAACATCGATTGAACATTGCCAAACTGGATCAGGACGAGCTGAAAAACAAAGAGCAGGATAAGAATTTTCAACTGTCCCTGAAAGACCTTTACGAACTGGAACGTATTAAGGATGTGGAAGAACGGAATAAGATTCTCCGTGAAGCCACGGACAATCGTAATTTAGTTGCCAAAGTTCAGTCGTACATACGGGAAAAAGAGAGACAGAAGAAAATTGATGCCATAGTTAAAATGCTGAAAGAATTGGGCGTGGTTGAAGCTCCGAAACAGTATGCAAGGGAACAATACGGAAATAAATGGGAGAAGGTAAAGAGTTTCCGAATGAATAACGAGGTGCCGGAGAGTATCCGGTTAAAAAATAAGAAGGATGAAAAACTTTATTATTATATTAATTGGATTGAGATTGATGTCGTTAGGAAGAAAAAGGCAGTCAAGAAAAAACTGACACCGGCAGAACAGAAGGAAAAGGAACAAAAAGCAAATAAGAAATATATGAAAGATGTTCTGAAAAAGTTAGATGAACGCCGCAGGCTCTTTGTGACTGATATTGTTGAGGGGAGAATTGCCCAGATAAAGGATGAGGAAAAGGTGAAGAATGCATTGTGGAGTGCGCTTGTGTTGAATCAGTCGTGTCTTTATCCGTCACGGCTTAGCTACTTCTTTGCCGGAAAACCGCTTTATGAATGCACAGAGGAGGAAAGAAAGGAAGTATCCGAAAAAGTGGCTAAATTGAGCTCCATCAGATGTTAGTGCTTCTCAATGCAGCGATGGATGGAACTGAGTTGGTTAAATATGACGGAACCTATAAAAAAGAAAACGGTCAGGCTCTAATGGATGGCTATAAGGTACTTCGGTTGTATGGCTGGTCGTTTGAGGACGAGGAGGAAGAAAAGGTGGTTGACGGAAGTCACGAATTTTATGAGGAGGGATAAAGAATCCCTCCTGCCAAAATGAACAGGAGGGAAATATTATGTATGCATTAGAGCCATGCATCAAGTATCGTGAAACATTTTTCCAATGTATCATGATATGCGTTTGGAACTAAAGAATTTAGTACCTGAAATAGTAATAAAATAACTTTAACAACGCATTTGAAAACACTGCTAATGCAAAGTTTTAAGATTGCTTTATATGCAAAATATTTTATTTTGCAATAAAGACTTAATATTCTTTTTAACATATGTGAACCTCCCTTCTGATTTATTGAAGGAAAAAATTCCTTCAGATTTAATATGTCTGTTTGGTGTGCGAAAAAAATTCTCTATATAAGCAAAATTTTGGAATGCGAAATGGAGATAAGATGTAATGTGAAAAAAGAGGTAAAAGTAGAAATTTGAATCATGAATAAAGAAAGGAGATGAAATAGTGAAAGATAGATATTTATACAAGGCCAAGAGGATTGACAATGGCGAATGGGTGCAAGGGTATTTATATGGTATTTGGGAGAAAAGATACATTCTATGGGGAATGACAAATGATGTTCCCAATATGATTGAAGTAGACCCATATACTATTTGCCAGTGCACCGGTTTAAAAGATGATAATGGGAATCTGATTTATGAAAATGACATTCTTTTCTTAAAAGATGAAATAAACGGATGTAAATGGAAAGCAGTTGTTGAATTTGGAAATCCAACTGGCGAATATAACTGGGGTTGGCAATTAGTTCAAGTAACAGAGTGCGAAGCAAATAAAGACATTCTTTTATGGATTGAAACAGAAATGAGTTATATGGATGCTAAAATAATTGGGAATACAATTGATAATTTGGAATTAGTAGAAAGTGAGGAATGACATGAAAAATGAATTTGTAAAATTATACAAAAAACATATCAAAAGAAGAGGAGCGGACAAGCTCTTAGGTTATCTTGTTGATAAAGGGTTCTTAGAGGCACCTGCGAGCACAAAATATCATGGAAGTTATGAAGGGGGCTTGGCGGAGCACTCTGTAAATGTTATGAATCGTTTGATGAAAAAAGAGGTGCTTCAAGGATATACAAAAGAAACAATTGCTATTGTTTCTTTGCTGCACGATGTATGTAAAGTGGATTTGTATAAGTCACAGTTTGAAAAGGAGAAAATAGCATACGAATACAATACTAAATCTTTTCCGGCGGGGCATGGGGAAAAATCTATTTTCCTCATTCAGCGTTTTATGAATCTGACCGATGAGGAAATCCTTGCCATCCGGTGGCACATGGGAGCCTTTGACGATGCGGTTAGAGGTGGAAGCCGGGATATAAATGCGGCATACAAACGATCAAAATTGGCTGTATATTTGCATCTTGCCGACATGGCAGCAACCTATATCGATGAATAAAGGAGGTTATAGATTATGTTTATTAAAACGAGTATATTTAAGAAACTTTTAAAGGAAGCCTATAAAAATGACAATTTGAGTGTCGGACACAGTGAAAAGGAAAAAGTGTATTACATTGTTGGGGGCTATTGGTTTGTGGCCATTCAAGAACAATTTTTTCCTAATGCTGAAAAAGCGGCTCTTGTTGAACTTATTGGAGATTTGCCACGGGATGAATATGTTCGAATACATAAAAATGAATCACGGCAGCAGTTGGTACCAGACGAGATGAAGATTCTTTTAGCCGAAAAAGAACCGGACGAATATCTGGAAGAAACGAATCTTCTTATTGAGGAACCGAAGTTTGGGGTAATTAGCAGACTTCTAACAAATGGCTCTGAATTGACGCCAATCAATGAAGGATTGTACAACATGATAGATGAAAGTGCGAAAACATCAGATGACATGGAGATTGAAGGACCATATAGGATAGAGGAGTCTGGGAAAATACTATTATGGCGAAACAATACATCGTTAATCGGATTACTTCCAAGAGGTTGGGATAAGGACGAAGATTTGATGGAACAGAAAACAATATTGGAAAGAACATTTCAAGGTAAATGGTAAAAAAAGTCTCCCTCTTGCTTTTGCAGGAGGGAGATAAAACAGAACAAAGGCAGCAGGACAGGAGTGAGTGAATGGCAGGATACTATGGTCCGGGAATATACCGGACAGAGTGTGCGTACTATATCCGGGAAAGTGAAAAGATGATAACGTGTGAGGGATTAGAAGAACATACTATATGCGGCACACGATTCCGGACGGAACAGGACAAATTCGATTTTCAAGAAAAGCATTGCTATAAAAATTGTGAAAGGTGCAAACATGGTAAGATGCTGGATGAAAGTTATGGGAACTAGGGGAGAAATCAGAAGGAATGATTGATATGCTTAAAAGAAAAAGGAGTTGAGAAGATGAGAACGATAAGTTTTGAAGTAACTGGTCAGCATATTGAATGTACAGAAGCAATTTCGGATTTGGTTGGAAATACGAGAGAGTATGTGCAGGCAAAGTTTTCCCTGCCAACAGAATGGGATGGATTGATTCAAATAGCGGTATTTACGGCAAATGGAAAAAATTATCCGGTTCTGATTGAAGATGGTAAGTGTGAAGTACCATACAAAGTGATGATGCAGGAATATTTTACTGTTGGATGTTATGCGGGAGCTAAGACAGATAGGATAACAACGGATACTTGTGTGGTTCGCGTAGAGGAATCCGTAAGGTATCAGGGGAGTTCGGATTATCTTTCAATCTACCAAAAAATGCAGGATACGCTAAATGAGATGGTAGCAAAGATGAATGAATACGAGGCAGCAGTTGAAAACTACAAAGAAATTGTAAATGACACCATGCATGAGCATTGTTTGCATGAAACACATTCCGGTGACGGGGCACATGGATTGCGTATACATGATGGACTGTTCCAGTATTATGACGGACAAGGCTGGGTAGATACAAAAGTGGGGGCTTTTGAAGGACAAAGCAGTACGTGGAAAAATCAAGTGGTATTGCAGTTTGCCGGCACCATGCGCGTGGAAAAAGTTTTAGAAAGCAGCTATTTCAAAATTCAAGAAAAAGGAGATACCCGTTCAAGCTCATTAGCACCATTTATTGATAGCAGTTATCCGTATCAAGGAGTACAATATGCCATATATGCAACGACAAATCAGAAAGTTTATGTATGGCATGTGCAGAAAGATGTCAACGAAGATTATGGTGTATCCGTAGAGCGGTTGTATCCGGTGGATAATGCGGAGAATGATGTTATATTAAGAGTTGAATCAGGAAAAGGAATGCCTGTATTGATATGTGAGAGCAATGCGGAAGATGTAGTTGAAGTAGTGCATATGGAATACATAGAGAGCGGCTTATCTACTAATCGTCGTATAACGGCATTGGAAGAATTAGAACAGAGGGGAACGTGGACGCCGGTTCTATATGTTACACCTAGTACAGTTGCACCAACCAATACAGTATTAGCTCAATATGGTTCTTATATCCGGCATGGTGATTATGTGTGGATTGAGGGAATGATAATAACATCAAGTAATTATGCTTGTTATAAAATAGGCGGACTGCCATTTGCACCGAATTCAGATAGACCAGCCATGTTATGTCCGGTAGCAGTAATAAATGGGGAGAATTTTAAGGTATCTTCGTTAAACAAAATAAGTGAAAGTGGTACAGAAAATGAGCTGTATAATAACGATTATAACGCTGGAACAACCCCAGCTTCGTGGTACATTAGTGGATTTTACAAAATAAAATAATGGAAGAGAGAGGCATCTGTCAATGGCAGGTGCCTTTTTGTATGGGAACTAGGGGGGAAAGA